TCACCGACGGCGCGGGAAACTACTACACAGCTACTCAAGGGGGCGTGTCTCAAACTCCCGGTCCTCCTTCATGGCACACATCCCTGGGGTCAGAGACTTCAGACGGAAGCGTTATCTGGACTTCGCAAGGTCCGATTGTCGCCTCAACTGCGCCCCGCGGCGCCGCACACGCTGTAGCCTATGCGGGTTCTCTCTGGCTGGCCAACACGTCTCCCACCGACACCTCGGACGGAATCGACGGCCCGAGTTGCCTAAAGATGTCGGACTCGAACAATCCGAATTCGTGGAATCCGGTCAACACAGCTTTCATTGGCCGCAATGATGGCACGCAGATCACCGGGCTGCAGCAGTTCACGATCGCCGCGCTGGGAATCTCCCCAACCGGCTCGCTCTGCGTCTTCAAAGAATTCACCACATATCAGGTAATTGGTGTGTTTGGTTCAGCCTCGTTCGAAATCCAGCCGGCTCAGACCAACCTCGGCTGCTTGGCCGCGCGGTCGATTCAATTTCTCCCCGGCTTTGGTGTTTGCCGCTGGACCCATCTTGGATTCGCTGTATTCGACGGGATCAACGACCGGTTGATTTCAGAAGACATCAGGCCCTATCTATTCGGCGGAGTAGATTCTGAAACCGATTTAGTTCCGGTTGATTCAGCCTTTCTTTATCTGTCTCAATCGGCGCAAACTACCGGGCCGCCCATGTATCTTTGCGCCATGCCTTTGAGGCCCTCAACTCTTATCAATGGGGGACAACTAACCCGTTTGTTCTGCTACGATTTGGTGATGAAGGCTTGGGCCGTACTCGATTTGCCTTGGTCTATCACCACGCTTTCGACCGTCGCGACCGGAGAAGGTTATCCGCTAGTGCTCGCCGGTAAATCCGACGGCACAATACAGCGTATGCAATCCGGAGACTCGACTTGGGATGCAGGAGCGTCCGATCAGTCCACCGTGGCCTGGTCGTTCCGATCGCCGGATCTGTTTGGAGAAGGCGCAACTCAGCGACTATTCTACGAACAGGCTACTATCACCGGGTACGGATCTCCTGCCATGGTCGGTTCTATCATCGCTTCCCTCTGGCTCGATGGTGTGCAACTCGGCCCGCAGGCGATCGATCTTGTGCCCCAAGGGGACTCGACTTTTGTAGCAAGGGTCAACATTATGCGCAACGGGAGCAGAGCGCATCTTGACGTCTCAGGTAACAGTGGCGGAGCGGCGGGAGTGATCGACAGCGTCGATTGGGCTGTCACTCCGAAGAGCAGTTTGGCAAGGAGGATCATCTCTTGAGCCAGGCCATCCAGGTTCGCAACCTTCGCGAGAGAGAAGCAGATATCCTCCCCGCTGCGCTCCAAAATCATGGCATGTCTTATTTGATTCCCCAATGGGTGTGGGTCGTCGAGCCGGTCAGCCTTCTAGGCCCATTCGCACCCCCCGCTCCGTTTGCCATCATCGTCGCTTCTCAAAACCATTCCTGGTTAGTGTTATCGCGACTGTTGGCTATCTCGCCACTTCCGCCTGGAATACCGTTAAACTGGATCATGGAGGCCCTGCCTCAAGTCTTCGCCGAGGCTCGCCTGCGGGGCTGCGCCGGGTTCCTCACTCTTCTCGCCGATAATCGGCCTGAAGAGGTCAAGCTGGCAAGAATCGTGGCTGCGCTGCCCGGTGCGACGTTGCTGCCTTTCCGAGGGTCGATGGGTGTAGGCAGTCTAGGAGGGTTGGAATGATCACCGACGAGGTTGCTGCCCAGGTCACCATCCTGCCTGTCCCTGTCGCTGACTTATTCTCCGCGCCGAATTCTGCTGATTTGCATCGCTCCTATGCTACTGAGTGCCTTGTCCCCAACGCCCAACCTCAGTTCGCGATTTATTCAGCGATGGAGCAAGCTGGAGTGCTGAAGTGTTTCGCAGCTTATGTTTACCCTCAATCCGACAATCAACCTGTGCTAATCGGATTCCTCTCCCTTCTTTGCACAGTCATGCCTCACAACGGAAAGAGATGGGCCACTGTCGAATCTGTGTTTGTCGATCCAGTCTACCGTTCAACCGGAGCCGGAAACTCTCTGCTCGACCATGCTGAACGGTATGCACAAGACTCTGGCTGTCTTGGCATAACCGGCACAGCCCGTGTCGGCAGCGCGTTCGACACCGTTCTTTCGCATCGGCCGGGCTACGCGCTGACTCACTCGCAGCATACGAGGTGGTTTGCATGAGCGCGCTCACTGTCCCGCTAGCCGTTACCGCCGCTCTGGTCCCGCCCTCTCCCACAATGCTCACTAAGTTGGCTGAGGCTCAGGATATTTTGTTTGCCGAGCCTCAGATTCCAATCTCGACTGAGCATCTTTTCCACGCTGGGATGTACGCGCGCACCGTTCGGTTGATTCCAGGCATGTGGATGATGGGCTCGTTGATCAAGTTGGCAACTGTGCTGATCGTGCACGGCGACTGTGCGGTCATCATTGGAGACGAGTTGATTGAACTCCGAGGTTACAACGTGATTCCGGGCTGCGCCGGCCGCAAACAACTGTTCCTAACGCGCGGCCCGGTGGAGATGACTATGCTATTTCCGACCTCGGTTCAATCCGTTGTCGAGGCCGAAGATCTAGTATTCGCGGAAACCGACCAACTCGCCTCACGCAAAGACGGCAGCCGGGACACAGTTACAATCACCGGGCAGTGAACTCGGAGAAAGGTAAGGACTAACCCGATGGCAGGAACCACAGCAACCGCACTGGCAATCGCAGGCATCGCCGCAGGGCTGACCGGAGCCGGAGTCACCGCTTACGAAGGAGTCGCCAATCGTGATGCTCAGTCCGATGCCACGAAGGCTAATCAGGCCGCCCTCCTCCAGCAACAACAGGCCGCGGCGAACCAAGCCAATCTTTCCAAGCAGGAAGCTGTGCTCGGGCAGCAAGGCCAGGCGCAGGCGCAAACCGGCGGCTCGCTCACCGATTCTGGAACCTCGGCTCTGACGGACCTGTTGGCCGGATACCCTGGTTATCAGGGCGGATCGACTGGCGCAGGTACGAGCACCGGAACAGGCGTGGGATCAAGCGGGGTTTCCGGCGGCGCCACACCTGCTCCTTCCACAGCGGGAACAGGTACCTCAGGTACCCCCGACATTACCTCAATCTTGGCTGCGCTACGCAATGGTGGGTCTGGAAGCAATCAATTCGGCGGCACAGGCTCGATCTCCGGTGGGAATTGGCAATCTCAGCCCTCTGCCCCTCAATCCACTTTTGAACTAGCCAATCCGGTTATCTAACAGCCAGTTGCAGGAAGGAGTCACCCTCAATGGATGGAATAACTCAAGCGCTCCAAGCAATTCAATCCGTGCTCAAGCCTGCAACGGAGGCGGCGTCTCTCGGCTCCTCAGCCTACAACCTCTACAACCAATATCAGAACCAGCAGTACCAGAACCAACTCCGGTCTTATGCGCAAGATCCAGCGAAGATGAACGCCTATGCTGCGCAGTTCACACAACCGCTGACTGCCGGCCTTCAGACTGGCGTGGCCAATCAGGCGCAAGCGGATTTGGCCTCTCGTGGCCTGACCGACTCACCCGAGATCTCTCAGCAGGTTTATGCTCAGGCCTTAGCGCCATACATTCAGCAGAACCAGCAAAACGGCTACAACAACGCTCTTCAAGCGCTTCAGGTAGGAGGCGGTGCGGTCAACCCGAATACCCAGTCGGCAAACACAATTTCAGCGTTGGCCAAGATGTTCGCGGGTCAGAACGCTCCCTCCAATCTATCCGGCGCGTCGGCGCTCACCAACATCAGAAGCCTGATCCAGCCGGGAGCCAACCCGTCTATCCAACCCACGCCTTATGACATGGGTGATCAGTCTATCCCTTACCAGCCGACGCAGCAATTCGATCTAAGCGGCGGAGGGGGAGGCGGGCAGCCCGATGCGGGCGCAAGCTGGACGCCGGACTATACCTCTGGCATGGACTACAACGGCACAGGCAGCGTTAACTTCGGTTAAGCGCAAAGGAAAGGAGGCACCACTTGGGATTTTGGAACGCACTCTCGGCATTGGCTCCTGTAGCGCCTGCCTTATCTGATGCGCAGGACATTCGTACTGCTCGCCAGCAGGATGCGGCCAAATTCGCACAAGATCAGGAATTGAGCAAGGCCCAAACAGTGACGCAGCAAATGGCTGCTGAGGGGGCCAAGCAGCAGAACGCGCTTGCTGCGCGTGACGAGCAGGAGCGCCAAGTTGTCCGGCAACAGCTAGGCATCCCCTTGCGCAAATACAAAGGCGACGATGGCGCGGACTATACCGACTATTTCACTCCAACTGGGGTGAAAAGAATTGCCGATGCGCCTTCCAACGAAGAGCGGATGAAGAACTATTTTTCGTCATTGGACAAGATGGGCGTCAAGTTAACACCGGAACAGAAAGCCGCTATTTCACCGGAATTTTTTGGTGGGAAGGCGCTGCCTGCTGCCAAATTTACTCCTTTGCCCGCCGCCGCGGGGCAACCACAGTTGGGTCCAGATGGGAAGTCCTATGTCATTTATGGAAGAGATGAAAACGAGAACATTGTATCAAAGCCTGTGGATGCCAACTACAAACCTCCCGCCCCGAAGCAAGCTACGTCCCCTGCTGCGATATACACTAATCTTCTGGCCAAGCAAATTCTCGCCAACAAGAAACAAGGCCCACCTTTGACCAACGAGGAGGCCGCGCAGCTTACATCCAGCCAATCGGCTATGACCTTGCCTGGGATCAGCCGCGCACAGGCGTGGGCTCAGTCCGCAGCAGCGAATCATCTTCAGGCTGTAACAGGGGATGACGGCCAGGACATTCTGATTCCCGTTGCGCAGGGAATTGCCGCGGCCAAAGCGGGTACTCCTTACGGCGGCCCAGGGATAGGTTCTGCGACCGGTATGGACAAGAAGAATTCGATGCTCGCTCAATCAGCCATTCAGCAGGTTGACCGGATGACTTCAATTCTCAGGGCCGATCCCAATCTTACCGGTCCCGGAAACGGGCAGTTAACCCGGCTCCAAATGTGGTTGGGCACTCAAGACCCGGATGCACAGCAATTCCTGATCTCGTCACTCCTCGGCTCAGAACATGGAGTCGCGGTGTTTGGCGGCAGAAACGTCCATACGATCAATGATCTGAACGAAGCGCTTGGAAGCATGAAGACCAACCCGGCGGCGCTGACCGCTGCGCTGGGAGTTATCAAGGAAACGATGCAACCTTGGGTTACTGCTGGCGGAAGAATGGTCAATCCAAGAGCGCCCGGAGGCGGCAGTAGCACAGGCACTCCCAAGACAGCGGCTGATTATTGGAGCAGGCAATGACCCCGAAGGCACAACAGGCTCTCAACGATCCGAAGTTCTATCAACTGCCGCCCGCCGAGCAGCAGAAGGCTCTGGCGATGGTTGATAAGGACTTCGGGGGCTTGCCTCTTGAAGAACGAAATAAGGTGCTTCAGATGGGTCAGCAGAGATTGGGTACAGGCTCGGCTGCAGCGCCTGCCCCGGCTGCCCCCATCCCCTCGCCTGTTACCGCCACCGGCTCGATTCGCCCCTTGACCGACCGCGATCGTTTTCTTGATCCCAACCTCTACCCAGTTGGTCTCAAAGACGAGGGCATGGGCGAAAACCTCAAGAACCTAGCGCAGCGCGGCGGAGTCGGCATATTTCAACTGGGTGATATGCTAGCTAACCCAGGGCAAACTGTTCGAGGCTTTGTCAGCTCTGTCCTCCCCGATCCTGTTATCAATCTGTTGAACAAGCTCCCTGGCCCTGCCAGCGGTAAGAGTCATCCTATACCGACAGGAGCAGAGAATCCTCTTCGTGCTGCCTATCAGGCTATGGTTACTTCGAGAGGCCCGATGGAAATGGCAGGCAAGGCGGCTCCTTTAGCCGGGCAAGCGTTGGCTGGAGATGCTTTGGGGGTAGCTGTTCCAGCGGTCCTTCGCGATACCGTATCGGGTGTTGGCTCTGGCGCGGAAGGTCTTGCCCGTGTCGTGACAGGCACCGGAAGAGGTCCAGTTGAAGACCTCGTCAAGCAGCGTCGGCTCGCCAATCAAGGGGTTGACGTAGCAAACATCGAGGCTCAACGCGCGTACAACCGGAAGATCGGAGAGACCGCACGGAATAATCGTGAGGTCACCGCATCTGAGCGCGCCAAATCCGACCAGGATGCTCGTTTGCAGGTTGGCGGGTCACAACTGATTTACGGCCTGCGCCAGCTAGACAAGGCTCTCAATAACAAGGCCGGAGTTATGTTCGATAGTGTGCGCAAACTGGTAGCCGAATCCAAGCAGCCTCCTCTCCCTGGTACCGATCTTGGAACTGCTGCCCGCGCAGCTTTGGCGAAGGTGTCAGGTAGCTCTGAGATCCCAAAGCCCTTTCGTGACATTCTCAGCAAATACCCTGAGTCAGAGCCGGAGACTATCGCATATCAAGGAGCGCAGATCCCCAAAGGCCATCCTCTTTACGATGTGCTCGCCAAGAATGGCGCGACGGGCGCTCCCCCTGTCACCTTCGGTGATCTTCAAGGTTATTATTCAGAAACCGGAGCGGAATTATCCAAGGGAACCCTCCCCGGCGATGTGTACGCAGCCACCAAAGAGTTGCACAATGTGATCGGCGATATGATGCAGAAGATGGCCAAAGCTGCTGGTCCCGAAGCCAACGAAATGTTTTGGGATTCCCGCAAATTCTACAGTGGTTACATGGACACTTTTCATGAACCCACAGGTCCGTCTTCCTCGGGATCTCCCGTTGCTCAGGCTCTACTCGCCAAAGATCCTCTGGTCGCCGCGGATAAGTTCACAGGACCCTCCGCTGATCGCGGTGTGGCTGACCTCGGTAAGTACAGCCACAGCCTCGCTAACTTGGCGCAAGACCTTCAGCGCACGGGAGAGGCCAAGATCACAGTCCCTGCCCGGAAATCCATGACTTCGGCTCCTTCACTTAAACTCGATCCGCACCAGACCATTTCTGCGGGCGACATCACCGCCGCTAAGCAAATCGCTGCCGACGCCTCGGCAGGAAAGTGGTGGCGTCGCGGTGAATGGGCAGCCGCCGTGCCCATCTTCCAGGCCATGCGCGCATTCTGGGGTGGGCATATTCCGTCCATTCCAACGATGGGTCTGGAATCAGCCGGAGTCCTGGCTACAGCCCGCGCTGCAGCCGAACTTCTTCGCTATCCTCCTATGATCCGTTTCCTTACTCAGGTTCGGCCTGAAGACGTTGCTCTTATCCCGCTTGATCTCCGCGGCGATCTTCCCGGCCTGGTGTCCCAAGCTCAGCGGCAAGGGATCAAGGTTTCTCCGGCGCTAATTGCGGCGGCCGCAGGGTCCGGACAACAAAACCGGCAGTCGCCTGTTTCTCCAGCTCAGGCAATTCAGGCCATGCAACCACCCCAAACTACCCAGGCACTTCAAGGAGCAGTTCAATGAGAAATTTCACTCGCGTTTTAGTATTCTTCGCTGTCCTCACTGGCCTGCTCCTCCCGCTTGCCAGCCGAGGCCAATCCCCCGTGGCAATAACCGCCGTCGTCACGGGCTCGAACTATGCGCCCTACACCTTCGGCAGCTACTCGGTGCAGTTGGTTGATTCCAACCAGAACGCCATCGTCTCAGGAACAATCTACGGCGTGAACTACTCCGCTACTCAATACAACGGATTCTTATCTGCCACAGGTGCGCTCTCGATCTCACTGATCCCCAACTCGTATTTCACCGTTCCGACCGGAGCTACAGCTACCTATTGGAAATTCTCGGTCTGTTCCCTTTACAGCGCGCTCGGCTATTCCACGTTGTCCGCCTCCTACGTAGACAGCGCTCAGGTTTGCTACTCCTCTCTGGTTACAGTCGTAGCGGCTGGAAACTATTCAGCGCAGATCTCCTCTGGTGCTCCGGCTGTCTATCCACAAAACCTCACCACCGGCACAGCCTGGTTCTCAAGCGTATCCGCCTTCCCCAGTGTCAATCTGCAAGATGATTTCTGCGGCGGAGCGCCTGGAACCAGCAGCAGGATCGGCGATCTGGGTTGGGACTCGACCGTGATCGTTGGCGGCTCGAATCCCGTCGCGGCTATTGCTTCGGTTGCAAATCACCCCTGCCTGATAACCCTTACAACCTCAACCTCAGCCACTCAAGGCGTCAGCGTCACCCTTGGCCCAGGCTTCGGGGTTCTGTTCCCCGGCAACTCGACTGGCTGGCAAGCCCAGTACATCCAATCGATCAATCAGATTGCGACAGGCTCCTATCGCATCGGATTCGGAACTGTAGATACGGCAACTGCAATTCCCACCAACGGCATCTATTTCCGCTTCTTGAACGGAACTGACACAGCGATCGTGGCTTGCTCGGATTCGGCCTCGACAGAAACCTGCACCGCAACCACTGTTACCCCCACGGCTGGAGATTATATTGATCTTTTCCTGTCAAGCACAACGGCCGGCGCAGTAATCTTTACCGTGCGCGATGTTACCACTCCGGCTATCTCCACCGTCACGCTCTGCCCCTCCGGCTGCACTGCCGCCGCGACTCTTCCAACTGTGGTTCTCTCGCCGATGTTCAACATTGTCGAGACCGGCGGCTCAGTAGCAGACGTGCTGACGGTTGACTATTTCGGTTACTCACAAGTTCCTGTTCGATAGGCTGGTTTAACGGTTCGCTGGTTGGAGGTTTGCGATGAAGAAGTTTCTTGCTGCTGTCGTAGTAACTCTGCTTGGGTGTGCGGGCGTGGTCGCAGCCCAATCTACGCCCGTCGCCATCACAGCCACGGTGACGGGGGCCAACGGCGCACCGTTTGTTTACGGGTCGTACCAGATACAGCTAGCTGACCAGTCCGGCAATCCGTTGAATAACATCGTTCCGGCTCAAACTCAATTCTCCGGCGCACTCTCGGCAACAGGCTCTCTCGCCCTTTCCATCTACCCCAATTCTGCGTTTGCCCTCCCCGCCGGGGTTACTTCTACCCAGTGGAAATTCACTGTCTGCTCAGCGCAGAACAACGTGCCTGTGTGGCTTCAGAGCTACTATCAATGCTACTCATCGCTTGTGACCGTCACCACTGCGGGCTCATACTCAGCAGCAGTATCTACCGGAGCCCCGGCAGTCTATTGGAATAATATGCTGACCGGGAGCGCGTATTACAACTCCACCAACGTATCCGGCGCGCTTACCGCTGTGACCAATCCCAACCCATACGATTTTTCTACGCAGGTGGCCACCGACGCCTTCACAACTCGACTGACGAATCTCCAGATGGCCAATGTTCCTATCGGCAGCGTTACCGGAGGCACATACTCTTTCAATTCGGCGGGCATCGGGGCGTTGGCTAATTACACAGCTTCGGGCGGAGTAATCACTAGCATTTTGGTATGGATTCCTTCAGGCTCTGGCTATCAGGTGGGCGATTTAGTCACCTTCCAGGCCGGAAACTACGATTCGCTGGTCAGAATTACCGCGGTCACGTCCGGCCAACCCACCGCCGGAACTATCCTTTACGGAGGTACCGGCTACGTAAGCGGCACGTCCATCACCGAAACCGGAGCGAACGCGGTCCAATTCACTTTTCTGCTTTCCGGCACGCTGACATCGAACGCAACTTTCGTCAATCAGTACGGCTCCTATCTGTCCACGGGAAATCAATGGCTTTGGGCCAACAACACGACTGGGGCTTTTACCGTCACTGTCTGCCAGGCTGCGGCTGCCGGATCACAGTCATGTGGTGGCCGTACAGTCACCCTGCCACAGGGGACTAACAACAGCACTATGGCTTTCATCCAAACCGATGGCGTTGCCAACGTAGATAGTGCCGTGCAGTACATCCCTGGAAATTTGAATATCGGTGGCAGTGTCTCCGTGGCTCCGGCGCGCGTAGGAACTTTTGTTTGTACCGGCGCGGGTACAATCAACATCACCAACTCGTACGTCGTTACGGCGTCGAACGTGGTGATTTCTTTGCGTGTAGTCGGCGGCACAGTTACTACTCCGCCTGCCATGAACGCACTAACGTCCGGCGTCAGCTTTACCGTCCTCTGCGGAGCGACAGATACTTCAACCTACAACTACGCTATTCTGAACTAAGAGGGCTTGAGAACACACATGAACCTATTAAGAAAATTCGCGGTAGTGGCATTCGGTTTAAGCATAGGGCTGGCTTGCACGCATCTCTCAGCCCAGATCCCCGCAGGCTTTGTTCAAACCACCGCCACGGTACCCTCTCTCGCTGGCGGGTCGTTCGGCGCCTCGTGGACCAATCTGTCTTCATCCTCGCAGCTTGGGCTGCTTGGCGGGGTCAGCACATTCCAGACCACAGTCAACGGCACACTCGACGCTAACGGGAAGTTTTCGGTTCTGCTGGCTGACCCTGGGCAAGTGATCCCTCAGCCCGACACCTGGTCCTTCGCGTTCACTTATTCCTGCCCTGCGGGAAGCCCCAATAGTGGATTCGCACTACAACTCCCGATGGCCGTGCTGGCCGGCTTCGGTGGTGGAACCGTAGACATCTCCAGTCAAGTCACAGCCGCCCTACCAACCAACCCATGCGACGGCACGGTAAGTGCTCTGTATCTCAAGCTCACCGGCGGCACCCTGACCGGGCCGCTGAGTGGAACTAGTGCCACGTTCTCAGGCGTCGTATCCGCCGCAAACCTGAAGGGCACAACACCTCTCGGAACGCTCTACAGCGCATCCTCGTGGTCGAACCTATCTTCCTTTACTCCCAACGGTACAACGCCGTCGGTTACAGGCGGAAACCTCGTCTTCACCGGAGGAAGCCTAACCGTCACGGGAAGCTACGGATCGGGGAACGTCTACGCGACATTTACGAATATGCTCGATTTGAATTGGTCAACCACGCTGCCTCTTTGGTCTATCTCGGCGAACATCACCGCAGGTACTCCCTCTTCGACCAGCTACGGCCTTGGTATAGGGACCGACTCGGACACTGCCTACGTTAACAATTATCCGTCTGTGTGCAGGGTCGATCTCTCCACCACGGCGAACAGGGGCATGGTCTACGTCGAAGAAATGATTGCTGCGATGGTAGACGCGGGGGTTTCTTCCACGGCGCTGACTTTCAACGCAGGAGACACAATCCAGCTTACCTGCTCACGCAATCAGGACACGATCACTGCGACTGCACAAGACTTGACAACAAGTTCTTCGGTGGTTTCAGCGAGTTATACGAATCTGTTTAACTATTCATCCGGAATCAACCCTCTTTCACCCAACGAGGGTAAATTTGCTATTTTCAATTTTGGTGGTACGCAAACCCTAACTAGTCTGAATGTTAGCTCTCAGGCTCCAGTTGGGGCTGACCTGGTTTGCATCGGCGACTCAAAAACGGTGGCCTACTACCCCGGAACCTACGGCACAGGTTGGTGTACGGCGTTGCAATCCAACTGGAGCACTGTAGTTGAGGCAGGAGGTGGCGACGTTTTACAAAGCGGCTTGAATGTCTTGCCGGAATTGATCGCTCTTAACCCGAAGGCGTATATCATCAACCTGGGTCGCAATGGCGGATCGAATGCTCAATACGATTCGCTAGTCTCACAGTTGCAGACCGCTCACCCTTCGACTCCGGTTTACCATTTGCTCCCTCTCGACGAGAACACGGGCGGTGTTGATCAAACTGCTTTAGCGGCCCATATCATCGCAACATATCCACTGGCGAATCAGGTAAACGCCAACCCAAACACTGCGCTCTTTACTGTCGGAAATGTTCCGAGCGGATGGCTTGCTCCGGACGGTATTCACCCTACTATCACCTTCGAGAACAACATCGTTCAGCAGGTCAGAAACTTTCTGACTGAAGTTTTTCCGAACATCTATGTGCCTTACAGCGGCGCTTCATCGAGCATTTTCAGCACACTTTTTGTTGGTAATGTGAATCAAGTACAAGGCGGCGGATATTATTTCTTCGGCGACAATCAGCCAGAAACGAACACATCTTTGTCCTATGCGGGAAGCATAGCTCAATCCAACGACTCAGCTAATCCATTTGCGCTGTCTGTTTTGATACAAGGTGCGGCTACAGCGGCGGCGAGAACAGCGATTCTCCAAACAGTGCAGGCTGGACTATCAAACACTGGAATACTGAGTCTTCAGCCCGCGGGAGGTAGCTTGCTACTCAACAATATGCAGACAGGAGTGAGCCATACCTCAGATGATAGCTTGTCTCGACTCCAGTTCACATCTAATGGTCCGACAACAATTGAAGGAGCGCACAGCGGTCTCAACACACCAATCGTCTTTGCCGACAGTCTTACTCCATTCATTCACTTTGGATCGTTCGACAACAACGGAAACTTTTACGCGCACGGCGGGTATTACTCAAATTCGACGATTAGCGTTATTCCTTCGACGGCACTCGGTTTCCAGGGGCCATCAGCAGGATATTTGCAGTTTGCTCCCGCCCCTGGGTCTGCCGGGTGCTTGTATCAAAACGGCGGGGGAACCTACTCGTGGACAAATTGCCTGCCAGGTGTATCCGATGTCACGTTTACCACTGGAACGACGGCGGTTGCAGCTAACTCGTGCAACCCTACGGCGGGAGGCGGAGGCACATCGGTAACAATGTCGGGGCTTACATCAACGATGGCTCTGGCTATCAGCACAGCTACCGATACGTCGAGCGTGACCGGCTGGGGAGCACCAGCGAGCACTGTGCTTTACATGGTTGTGAAGCCTGGCAGTGGAGCATTCACCTACTACGTTTGCAATAATTCTTCTTCCTCGGTTACGCCGGGGTCATCAATCACATGGAACGCATCAGCACGGTAGGGGATATAAATGAGCCTGCTTCTCACCACGCCGTTCGCAATTACCGAGCCTGCCGCCATTGGCGCGGGTGTGTCGTGCCCTAACATGACTATGACCTCGCGGCAGGAGTCAATATTTGGGCAAACTGTTTCCATCAACTTCCAGCTTGGAATGGCCACTTCAAGCGCTGGAATAGACTCATCTTTCGCGGTTACATCCAACTCTCTTGCACCGTCGTTCACGCTGATTCTTAATGAAGCCACGGGCGCGTGGGCATTTACGTGGGGCGGAGGAACGCTGGCAACGGGAACGCTTAC